TGAAGAAGGCCTTCGGCTCCGACGAGGCGGTCAAGTTCCTGCTGCAGATGTCAGCGGGCATGGAGAGCCTCGAAGGCAATATCCAGTCGGTGGGCCGGGCCATGAAGACCGGCACGGCGGTCACCGAACAGATGGCCGACGCCATGAACCAGGACATCGGAGCCAGATTTCTGCTCCTGCGCCAGCAGATGGCCAACCTCAGCGAAATCCTGGGACGCACTCTGCTACCGGTGGTCACGCCGGTGATCAACGGCATCTCCCGCTTCATTCTGTTCCTGCAACGCATGGCTAAATCAATGCCGGGCGTGACCCGGGTGGTCCTGGGGCTGTCCATGGCCCTCGGCACCATTCTGGTCGTGGCCGGAGCTGTCACAGCCGCCGTAGGCATGGTGGGACTCATGCTGCCCGCCATCAAGGCCGGATTCGTGGCCATCAGCGCCGCGCTCGCCGGAGTGGGTTCGGCGGTCGCGACCTATTTTCTGCCAGTTACCGCCATCATCGCGGGCGTGATCCTCTCGTTGTATTTGCTCAAACGCGCCTGGGAAACCAACTTCGGCGGCATCCAGGACGTCATCACCGGGGCCTGGAACAAGGTCTCGCTGGTCTTCCGGGGGATCAGGGAGCTGGTGGGCTCGCTCAGCGGCGGTGTCGGACAGATGTCGGCCGAACTGGCCCAGAAGCTCCAATCCGCCGGTCTGCTGGGCTTCGTGGTCACCGTCTTCAAAGCCTATTACCGCGTTCGTGAGGCACTGGCCGGATTGTGGGGCGCTTTTTCCCATGCCTTTGGTCGCATCCGCGCCATCCTCGAACCGACCGTCCGCACCCTGATGAGCGCCTATGCGGCGCTGGCCAGCGCGGTCTTTTCGGTGGTGGAGATCTTCGGCGTGGCCGCCAGCGCCACCGACGGCTCGTCCTGGCGCACCTTCGGCACGGTTATCGGCACCGTCGCCGGTGTGCTTCTTCAGGGGTTGGCATTCGCGCTGAAGATCGTGGCCTGGAACCTGTCGCTCATCGTCCGAGCCCTGGCGGTGGTGGTGCGCAGCGTGGTCTGGGTCGGCAAGGTCATCGTCGGGTCCCTGGTCGGAACGGCCAAGTTTATCTACAAGTTCCTGTTGCCCGTGCGCATGATCGGCGAGGCCTTCGTGGCCGCCGGAAAGATCGTCTATGCGGTCTGGCAGGTGCTGACCGGCGACATTTCCCTGCTGGACGGTCTCAAGGCCATCGGCGGCGCGGTCTACGATTTTGTTGCCACCCCGTTCCGCTGGGCGCGGGATGTGGTGGTCGGTGTCTGGAATTTCATTTCCGGGATCTTCACCTCCATCGGACGCCTGGTGGCTGACGCCGCCGGACAGATCGGCCAAGCGATTCTGAATCTGCCGATCATCAGCACCCTGCGGGATCTGTTTGCCACCGTGCGCTCCTTCTTCGCCGGGGATACCACCTTTTTCGAGGCGGGCAAGAAGCTACTGATCACCCTTGGCGAAGGGATCTGGTCGGCGGTGACCTATCCCTTCACCATGCTCAAGAACGCTTTGGGCAAGCTGCGCAATCTGCTGCCGTTCTCCGATGCCCGTGAGGGACCGCTCGCCAGCCTGACCGCCTCCGGCTCCGCGCTGCTCAAGACCCTCGCCGATGGCATGAGCCTTACCCAGACGCTGCCCGCGAAAGTGTTCGGCTTCGCCGCTCGCGGGATTCTCTCGGCCGCTGCGGGAGCGTGGCAGCAGATCAAAACGGCAGGCGGAAACCTCATGGACGCCGCCTCGGCTCCTTTCCGGATGGCCGGAAAACTCTGGGACGGTCTGACCTCCGGGGCTCAATCCTTCGCGGCCAAGGCCGGTGCCATCTTCGGCGGTCTCAAACAATCCCTGTTTGGCGACACACCTGAGCTGGCGATCAAGCCGCCCCAGGTCAATACCTGGGACGCGCTGGCCACGGGAGCCGTCACTGTCCGTGACCGGATCGTTGCCACGCTGTCTGCCGTCCCCGGGGCTGTGGGCCGAATCTTTGCCAGTACCGGTACCGAAGGGCAATCCCTCTGGCAAAGGCTTTCCAGCGGCGCGAGCGCGGGCATTCAGGCGATCAAGGATCGCAGCGCCGGGATTGCCAACGGTTTACTGTCCTCCGCTCGCGCCATGCTGGGAGTCCAGACCCCGATTCCGCAGGTGTCCGAGCAGAAGCAACCATTCAAGACCGCGCAGCCCGCCGAATCGATTGGGCAACGCATCATCGAAAGCGTGCTCAGTCTCGTGCCGCGTCTGGACGAGCGCCTGGTGCCCAAGACCCTGAGCGCCATGCTGATGCTCCAGCCGGTCATGGCCACGGCCGCGCCGCCTCCGCAACCAATGAACGGCACAGTGCAGACCGTCGCGGCTGCCGTCGAGCCGGTAAGTAAGAGCTATATCCAGCCGTTCGCGGTGGAACCGGCACTGGAAAACGGAGATGCCTCTCTGGCTCCGGCCGGGATCGAGTGGCCCAAGACGGCCTCGTCGACTCCGATTGCGAAGCCCCTGCAATCCGGACTGGCCGAGACGGTGCCTTCCGAACGGTTGATTACTCCGGCCCGCACCGCTCCCGCGACACCCCTGCGCGGAGAGGACGCCGGTCCGGGTCTGCGCGAACTGCTGGAATCGCTGCTCTCGCGCCTCGATGGTCTGGCCGACCGCCCGGTGGAACTGAGCGTGACCACCAACATCGATGGCCGGAAGGTGGCCGAGGCCGTCTACAAGGATCTTCGGGAGCGGAAGATCAGAAACTACGAAACACTTTGAGAGGACCGATGAAACGCATCTTTGTCTGCAGCCCGTTCGCGGGTGACATAGCCCGAAACGTCAAGGTAGCCGAGGCGCTTTGCCGTCGGGTCATGAGAAACGGTCACGCGCCGTTCGCGCCGCACCTGTTGTATCCAACCTTTACAGATGACAGCGTTCCCGAGCAGCGGGAGACTGGCATCGCCTGCGGACTGGCCTACATGGAATGTTGCGACGAGGTGTGGGCGTTCACCGGCAACGGCATTTCCAGCGGCATGCGGCAGGAACTCGACCGGGCCGGACAACTGGGCAAGCCGATCATCGAGATCGCCGAGGTGTAAGCAATGGCCTGGGATCAACAGCCCATCAAGGGATATCTGGTGGACGCCGACACGGGGGAGCGGCTCGAATTCCAGTACAACCCCAACTCCATCAGCGACGAGAAGTCGACTGACTACGCGACGATCAAGATCCCTGGCATGAGCCACCCGCGCTACCAATACGTCGCCGGGGAACCGCGCCGGATCGCCTTCAAGGTCGAGCTGTTCAAGGGGCCGGTCAAACAGAAGGTCGACTGGCTCCGCTCGCTGCAATATCCGGAGCACGCCGGAACCATGCTCAAGAACGCGCCGCACCGTGTGCTGCTCATCTTTGGCGATCTCTACCCGGGCGTGACATGCATCGTCCGCCAGGTGAAGGCGCGGTTCTTCGGCCTGTTCGACCGGGACAACCTGCTGCCGCAACGGGCCGAGGTGGACATCGTCCTCGAGGAATATGTGGACCGTTCCATCAACTGGTCGGAGGTACGTTCATGATCGGCCGCGATTCCCGATACGCCCGCTGCGTTCTCTACCGGGACAGTGACGGTACCTCCCTCGGCATGCGCCAGCGCATCGACACTACTCCGAGATATGACGACCGCCTGCACACCGTAGTCGAGGGCGACCGTCTGGATCTGCTCGCGCACCGCTATCTGGGTAACGCCCGGCTCTGGTGGATCATCTGCGACTACAACGACCTCTTTTTCCCGTTGGCGCTCGAGCCCGGCCTGGCCCTGCGCATTCCCTCTCGCGAACACGTCCAAATGCGCCTGCTCGACTGAAGCGTCCGACACCTCGCCATGCCTTCCGGTAAGTAAGCAGGGAACTGCGAACCGCCGGAGAAACGCATGGATCTGGATACCTTCAAGCCGACATTTCTGATTCAGATCGAGGGGCAAGACCTCTCGAAGGACATCACCCAGGAGATCACTTCGTTCGTCTTCACCGACAACGAGGAGGAGCTGGATGTCCTCGAACTGTCGGTGACCGACCGCAACCTGCAGTTCGTCGACGATCCGCTGTTCCAGGAAGGCAACGAGATCGTGGCCCGCTTCGGCTACGTGGGGAACCTCTCTCCGCGCAAGAAGGCGGTCATCAAGGACATCGATTACGACTTCCCGGAAAACGGCGATCCGACCATCCGCATCAAGGCCTACGACAAGGGCTTCAAACTGGCGGGCAAGGAGAACCAGAAAGTCTGGCAGAAACCCGCTCCCGGCATCCTCTATTCGGAAATCGCCGAACAAGTCGCCGCCGCCAACGGCCTAACCCCGGTGGTCACGGTCACCAAGGGGACCCATCTCCGCGTTACCCAGAGCAACATCTCGGATGCCCAGTTCCTCAAGGAGCTGGCGGAAAAGGCCCGCGACCGCGATGGCGACGGCGTGAGCGGCTATGTCTTCTACATCCAGGACGACGAACTCCATTTCCATCCTCGCGAACTCGACCAAACACCGCTGCTGACCCTCGAATATTTCACCGACACCAAGGGCCTGCTGCGCTCGTTCCGCCCCAGCACCCAATCCCAGGGAGCCAAGGGCGCGGGTGTCGAGACCAAGACGGTCGGCGTCGACCCGCGCAAGAAGGACGTGGTCGAACACAAGGCAAACAACGCCACCACCCCCGAGCGGACGGCCCTGGGCAAGCAGACCTATCTGGTCGACGGCAACACCGGCGAAGGCAGCTTCAAGGAACAGGAGACGGGGCAGATCGTGCCCAGCTTCGACCGTTCCGAAGGCTTTCACGAAGAGCCGCGCCAGGAGCCCGCCCAGGACAGCGCCGAAGGCAAATTCCGCGAGGCCGAGCTGCGGCAGGTCGAGGCGGACGCGGCCACCATCGGCATTCCCCAGCTACGTGCCAAGAAGAACGTCGAGATCAAGGGCGTGGGACGGAAGTTTTCCGGCATCTACTACTGCCACTCGGTGCGCCACAGCATCAGCGGCGCTGGCTATCTCTGCGAACTCAAACTCAAGAAGAACGCCCTCGGCAAGGGCGCGGGCGACAAGTCCGCCGAGTCCCAGGGCAAACCCAACGACAAGGAGGCCCCGCCCACACCGCAAAACGAGCCGCCAGCCATGGTGACCATCGACGCGGATTCCGGCGCGGTCACACAAGGAGGCGGCAATGGGTGATCTCAGCAAGAATTTCAACCGTTCGGAATTCGCCTGCAAAGGCACGAACTGCTGCGGCCATTCGGCTGCAGTCCATCCCGACCTGGTCGACGCCCTGCAGACGCTGCGCGACCGCATCGGCAAACCGCTGTCCATCACCAGCGGATTTCGCTGCAACCGCCACAACAAGACGGTGGGCGGCGCGGAGCAGAGTTTCCACACGCTGGGTATGGCGGCCGACGTGAGCTGTCCCGCAGGCGTTTCGCCCGAGGAACTGGCGGTCATCGCCGAGGAGATTCCGCTCTTCCGTGATGGCGGCATCGGCGTTTACGCCTCCTGGGTCCATCTCGATGTGCGCCAGTCGGGCAAGGCGAGGTGGCGGTCATGAGCGCCGAAACCAAGTCCCTGTTTTCCGGCACCGCGCTGGGTCTCTCCGGACCGCTTCGGGTGGAGATCCTATCCAATGGAATGACCGCGAGGCTGACCCAGCCGTTTCGTGTCCGCACCGGCGCTGGCCGCATCATCGAAGTGCCCGCCGGGTTCGAGACCGACTTCGCCTCGGTGCCGCGCCTGTTCTGGCGCGTGGTGCCGCCCTGGGGGAGATATTCCCCGGCGGCCGTTGTTCACGACTACCTCTACTACACCGGCAAGGTCTCGCGGCTTGCGGCCGACCGCGTCTTTCTCGAACTGATGGCGGCCCTGGGCGTGCCTCTGTGGAAACGTCAGCTCATGTATTGGGCGGTTCGCCTGGGCGGCAGGCTGGCCTGGGACGCCATTCGAAAGCGGGAGACGGAGCATGCTTGAAACCCGCGACCGTCAATCCGAAGAGCGCTACCGCAACCGCTGGTACGGCAAGTACCGGGCCTTCGTGCGCGACAACAACGACCCCGAACGCCTCGGCCGGGTCCGCCTGGAAATCCCCGCCGTGCTCGGCAGCGGGCGTGAGAACTGGTCCGAATGGGCCGCGCCCTGTTTTCCCTACGGCGGCAACGACGACACCGGCATGTTCCTGGTCCCCGAGGAAGGAGCCTCGGTCTGGGCCGAGTTCGAGGGCGGCGTCGTCCAGCATCCGATCTGGACCGGGGTCTGGCTGGCCAAGAGCAATCCCGGTGAGCAGCCCGAGGAATCGAAGCGCACCTGCGCGAATGCCTTCTGCCATGACTGCGAGGACAAGGTCGAGCATCAGGCCAACCGGCACGACGATCTCGAACACAAGAAGTACCACGGCCATCCGCCGTATTACTGTCCGCGCCTGAAGGTCCTGCTCAAGACCGAAACCGGCCATACCATCCTGGCCGATGACCGCGACGGCGACGAGCTGCTGCGCATCATCGACCGCGCCGGACAGATCCTCACCATGGAAGGGAAGGTGAAGCCCGAGATGCAGAGCGGCAACGCCCTGCGCCGGGGCACGAAGGACGCCGAGAAAGGCGACCAGCTCGACATCGCCTCGCAGATCGTCGGCTCCCGCGCCCGCATCCAGCTCACCGACCTCTGCCGCCAGCAGGTGATCCTCGAAGCCTGGCAGGACAAGGAGAAGGTCCACATCCTCTCGTGCGACAAGGGCCGCTCCCGCTGGCAGAAGATCCTCATCGATACCACCAAGGGACGGGAGAAAGTTCACATCTGGGGACTCAACGGCACTCAGGAAATCCTCGTCGATTCCACCGCCGCCGCCGAACAGATCCGGCTCACCGACAAGGCCGGTCAGGTGGTGCGCATGAACGCCGCGCCCGGCCAGGAGAGCATCAGCGCCACCGACAAGTCCGGCAGCCTCGTGTTCATGGATGGGGTGGCCGGAAACATCATCATTCGCTCGACAAACACCGTCTTGATCAACACCTGAAGGAATCATTGCATGGGAGAAAGAACAACAACGCCCTCCGGACTCTCGGCCAGCGAGGAATTGCTGGCCCGGACCTTCGAGCATTGGCGGGAGGAATTCCGCAGCATCCTCGAAAACCACCGTCGGGAAATCCAGGATCGCCTCGAGAAGATCGAGCGTGAAATCGAGAAGAAATCGGACAAGGAAAACGTCGAGGTGCTGGTCCGCTCGATCTATTCCGATCTGCACCGGCACGCCGAGGAGATCGACCGGCTGCACGCCCGGGTCGGCTCCAAGATGGGAACCGAGACCATGTGGAAGATCGTCGGCCTGGTGTTGACCATCGGCAGCACCATCGGCGGACTCGTCGGCTTTCTGATCCATCTGCTGCTGAAGGTAAACCCATGAGCTCCCAGGCGCGACTCGGCGACATCAGCAGTCACGGCGGCGTCATCATCACCGGAGCGAGCCGGACGCTGAACAACGGCATGCCGGTGGCCCGCATGGGGGATCTGCACGTCTGTCCCATCCCGGGGCATGGTGTGACGCCCATCGTGACCGGCAGCTTCGACACCATCACCGAAGGATTGCCCAACGCCCGCATCGGCGACATCACCGCCTGCGGAGCCATCATCGTTACCGGCAGTCCCGACACCATCGACAACTGAGGGGGACGCCATGAACAATCTCGAACAGCCGCAGGAGCGGCAATACTGGGATGTCTTCCCGAAACTGATCCGGGTCTCGCGATCCCCATTCGTCCAGCGCATTCCGCTCTCGATCCGTGGTCTACCCGAAGCGCCAGTGTTCGAATCGTCCAATCCCGACGTGGCCAGTGTCGATGAGGACGGCAATGTCGAGTGCGGCTTCGTTCCCGGGGCGGCCATGATCCTGGTCTGGGATTCGCCCGAGCGGCTCAGCCTGCGTCACGTCCAAGTCGAGGTCTATGGCGGCGGCGTCTCTGCACCGGTGGAGGTTCCTTCATGACGGATACCGCGCCAGACTACAGCCATTGGGAGGTACAGCCTCGCTCCATCCGGCTCTCCGCTGGTGAGTTCGATCAACGGGTTCCGCTCTCCCTGCGCGGCGACGTGGACGCCCCGGTCTTTGTATCCAGCAACCCGGAGGTCGCGGAGATCGGGCCGGACGGTGTCGTTCGCTGCGGCTGGGCCATCGGCAATGCCGTGCTCATGGTTTGGAGATCCTCGGTCCGGGACAGCCTCCGTCATGTACTGGTGGAGGTTCGCGATCCATCCTGGTTTGCCGACCACCCGGACTTTGCCAGCGGAGCATCGGTCTTCCTCAGCGGCACGGTAGTCAACGCCCTCAACACCAGCGGCGTCGGCAACGCGCTGATCGAATTCCGCCGCTCGGAAACCGGCACGGCGTCGTTCCAGACCTTTGCCAACGCCTATGGCGGGTTCGAGTTGTCCGTACCCGAGGGATTCTATTACGTGGAGGTCACCGCTCCGGGATACATCGCCTGGCATGGCTGGGTGAACGCCGACCCCAACACCTCCGGCGACATTCAGATCGTTCTTTCGCCCGAGCTCGACGGCCAGGTCGCCCGTATCGTGTTGCAGTGGGGCCTCAACCCCCGGGATCTTGATTCCCATCTCACCGGACCGACGCCATCGGGCGGTCGATTCCATGTGTTCTATTCCCACACCATCGAAAACGAGGCGGCGGAATTGGACGTGGACGACACCAGCTCCTACGGGCCGGAGACCATCACCATCCATCGGCTCATCCCCGGCGTCTACCGCTACGCGGTCCACGACTACACCAACCGCAACGCCAATCCGAGCACCGGCCTGGCGCAGTCCGGAGCCACGGTGAAAGTGTTCCTGAGCGATGGCCGTGAGCAGACCTTCACCGTTCCCAACGCCCCGGGTACGGTCTGGACCGTGTTCGAAATCGACGGCGCGACCGGAACAGTGACGCCGGTCAACGCCATGAGCTATCAATCCCAACCCGCCAACGTCGGCATGTAATGGAGGTTGTCTATGATTTCCGAAGAACCCGCCGACTTGCAGGCCACCATCGAACAGACCGATTCCGGCGAACAGCAGTATGTGCTGCGGGCGCTCTGCGATCACCTGTCCGGCATCCGTGAGGAGCTTTCCGGTATCCGCACGTTGCTGGAGGCCGGTCACGCCGCCTCGGAGGCGATGCGTGGCCAGGCCCAGGCCTATCTGGAGGCCCAGCAGGCCAGGACCCAGGAGTATCTGGACCAGGTACAGATCGAGCCGGAGCCCGATTTCTATCCCTTCGTCGAACTGCCTGCGGGCACCGAACCTCGGGATCTGCCAGACGGCAACCGGCTCTTCACCTTGCCCGACGGCATGATCCTGCGAACCACGGACGACCAGCGAATCTGCGTTATCGACGGCGGGGAACAGCAGGTCATCACCCCCGGACCCGGCACGGCCGTCGAGGTCGCCCCGGGACGCCTTTACACCCTGGTCGAGTCCTATCTGAGCGCGACCCGGGAGGCAGCCGGTATCAGCGGACTGCCCGCCGGGATCGATCCGACCGCCATGGGCGCGGAACGCTTCGCGGTGGATCTACCCGAGGGCATCCGTCTCGACGTCGATCACCGGGAGCGGTTCATCACCCTGATCAACCCGGCCGGACCAATCGACATCATCGGCATCGGCCGCATCGAGGGCATCGGCGAAACCATCGCTGTCCGTCTGCTTTCCGGGGGAGCCAAGGGATTCCAGTGCGGCCAGTCCGGCCACGGCGGGCTGATCGAGGCGAACGGAACCATTCACCTGGGGCTCAAGAGCGGCCTGGATCTGGTGATCCGTTTCCAGGGAGAAGCTATCGACGACGACACTTCGGAAAATGGCTGCTCGGGACAGTGCGGCATCGACTGCGAGGAGCGTACCTGATGAGCTATGACTTTCTCGGCAAGGGATTGCGCTACCCGTTCCGGTTTCAGTCGGTATCCGGCGGCACCCAGATCTCGGCCGCCACCTCGCGGGAGCACGAACACATCCGCGAAAGCATCCTGCAGATCCTCGGCACCCGGATCGGCGAACGGTTCATGAATCCGGAGTTCGGCTCCAGGCTGAAGAATCTGGTGTTCGAACAGAACGACGAGGTGCTCAAGGGCCTGCTGCGCCATTACGTGATCGACGCCATCAAGCGCTGGGAAAAGCGGGTGATCATCACGGAGGTGCGCTTCGACGACCGTCCGCTGAACATCGACGGCAACCTGCTGCTGGTACATATCGCCTACCGGGTGATCCAGAGCCAGGTGGACGGCAACCTGGTCTATCCCTTCTACAGAGAAGACCCGAACAATCCCGCGCCCAGCTATCCCCAGCCGGAACCAGAGCCGGAACCACCGCCGGTGCGCAGCGTGCGCCTGTCGCCGGACGTGCGCTCACTGTTCAATCTGCTCTGGTTCGACGCGGCCGAAATGAGTCCCGATCCGGACGATTCCTTCATCTGGCCAGCCGGAGAATACGAGATCGCCTACATCGAGGGAGCCTTTCAGGACCGCAACGGCAAATGGATCGTTAACGATCCGGGTGACAATCACGGCCATTACCTGGTCTTCGAGGGAGCGCCTGAAACGGAAGCGCCCCAGGCCGAGCATGCCCTCTATCTGGCTGCGAGCGGTCTGGGCTTCAACACCCAGAGCCAGGCGGAAGACAACGCCGCTGGCACCGTTCACCGGATCACCACGTCGGAGTCTGGTCGCATCGGCCTGTTCTATTTCGAGGGCAAGAAGGAATCCCACTACCTCAACAACACCTCCGGGCAGCCCAATCCCGTCTGGCAACTGCGCGGCCCGCTCTGAGGCATCCCGCCTCCGACACATCCAGGCCCCTTCCGGTAAGTAACCGGCGTGGCGAGAGCATCAGGCGCTCTCGCATAACCGCCGAAAACCGGAGAGACCATGGGCCGCGCAAGCATCGGATACATCAACAAGGATTACGAATCGATCCGTCAGGAGCTGCTGGCGAAGATCCCGCAGCTCACCGACCGCTGGACCGATTTCAACCACTCCGATCTCGGCGTCGTCCTGCTCGATCTGTTCTGCGGCGTGGGCGACATGCTGGCCTACTACCTGGACGCCCAGGCGGCGGAGGCCTTCCTGCCCACGGCCCGCCAGCGGCAGAACGTCATCAACCTCTGCAAGCTCATCGGCTACCGGCTGGATTCGCCGGTGGCCTCCACCACCACGCTGCGTTTTCGGCTCTCCGCTCCGCTTGGCAAGGATTTGACCATTCCGGCGGGTACGGCCTGCCGCGCCTTGCTGAATGACGGCGAGGCGGATTTCGAGACAGTCGAGGACGGCCTGATCCCGCGAGGCGTGCTCTTGGTGGACATCCCGGGTCGGCAAGGTGTGCGCCGCACCGAGACCTTCACTTCCACGGGGCTGCCATTCCAGCGCATCCGGCTGACCGGCGACGTCATCGCCCAGGGCACCATCACCGTTACGGTGGGGGACGACGCCTGGAGCGAGGTCGATCATTTTCAGGACAGTATTGCCGACAGCCACCATTTCATGGCCGACCTGGATGCGCTCGACATCTCTAACCTGATTTTCGGCGACGGGCAAAGTGGCGCTGTACCCGCTCAGGGAAGCGCCATCACCGTCAGCTATCTGCAGACCATCGGAGACCAGGGCAATCTCGGTCCGAATCGGATCACCCAACTGCTGAGCCCGGTCTACCTCGACGGCGGCCAGGTCTCCCTGACCGTCACCAATCCTGTTCCCGCCACTGGCGGCGCTTCGCGGGAAGCCCTCGAACACGCCCGTCGACAGGCACCGGCGGAGCTGCGCAGTCTCTGGAAGGCCGTCACCCTGGAGGATTACCAGGCGCTCGCCGAAGGTTACCCAGGCGTCGCCAAGGCCATGGTGCTCGACACCAATGCCTGCCAGAACATCCGCTATTACAACGTCCAACTGGCCATCGCCCCTAATGGCGGCGGCATGCCCTCGGCGCTGCTCAAGCGGGACCTCGCGGAGTTTCTCGAACGCCGCAAGGTCATCACGGTCGAGATCAACCTGTTCGACCCGATCTACCGGCCCGTTTCCATCGACGCCGAGGTCTACGTCTGGCCCGGTGAACCGCTGGAAAACGTGCGCAGCCGCATCGAAGCCGCGCTCACCGATTTCTTTTCCTTCGACCAGGTCTCCTTCGGTCAGACCATTCACTTCTCCGACCTGGTGGCCCTGATCGATGGCGTGCGTGGCGTCAGCCACATGCATCTCTACGCGCCCCAGCAGGACATCGAGCTGCGCCACGGCGAAATCCCGGTTCTCGGCAGCGTCAATCTCGATCTGCGGAGGGCCGGTTGATGTCGGATTGGTTCAAGGACAATCTGCTCGGCCTGCTGCCGCCGCTTTACGAGCACAACGACGAGGCCGGTGACCTGCGCACCTTTCTGAGCCTTCCCGCCGGAACGCTCGACGAACTCAAGCAGGCCATCGACGAATTCCCGACCATCTTCGACGTCGATCATTGCGACGAGCGCTTCCTGCCGCTGCTGGCGAGACTGGTCGGCTTCGAAGTGGACGGCACCTGTTCGCCGGACTGTCAGCGCCGCCGCGTGCGGGAGGCGGTCGAAATCTATCGCCGCAAGGGCACCATCCCGGCCATCGAACGCGACTTTGACGCGCTCGGTTGGCAGGGAGAACTGCAGGAGACCTTCCGCTCGGCGCTGCGTCTCAATGCCCGCTCCAGACTCAGCAAAGCCAAGCTGCCCGGGCTGGTGTTCAGCCTCGGCGTGTTTCGCGTGCTGTGTCTCAACCAGACCGAAGGGCTGCGCGACGCCCTGGTGTTTCACCACCCGGCGGGCACGCGCTGTTTTTGGCTCCAGTTCCTCCTGGAATGGATTGAAGGCGGCGCGATGCTCGACTTCGGGCATGCCAACGCCGTGCGCCGGATCGTGCTGGCGTTTCTCGACGAAACCTTCGTCCTCGGACGTTCCTCGCTCGGTTCCTGTCGTCACCTGACCAACAAGCAGAGGGCCTGGGAGCTGCTGCAGCTCACCAGCACCACGGAGATGATCCCGGAGATCGACCGGGCCGCCGTGAAGGTCTCCCGTTTTCACGGCCGCCAGAACCGGATGCGCCTGAACCACAAGGCCCTCAACGACTGGCGGTTGCCGTACACCCGTATCGGGGAGGATCGGGTTTCCTTCTGCACGCCCATCTACACCGGCCGCGATTTCGAAGGCGATGTGCTGGAAAGCGGCTTCGGGCTGGGCGAGAGCCACCTCAACCGCACATCGCTGACCCATGGCGAGACCGCGCTGCGCTACTGCTTTCGGCAGAAGGACTTCTTTTTCGACACGCAGGCGGAACCGGTCGAACGGGCGGAAGCCAAGTACGACCTGCGCCTGCCCCTGGAATCCCGGCACCGCCTCTGCTTCCAGCTTGGCCGCGCCAGGCTCAACGAAGGTCTCGATCTCACCGCCAACCAGGGCGGCATCAGCAATCTGCTGCTCGCCTCCACCGCTGGCTGCGACGCGGACGTCACCCTGGCTGTCGACCGGATCGACCGATGGCGGCGGAGAGGGCCTGTGTTCCGGCTCAACGCGAACACCCTGAACACCCGGTATCTGAGCAATGCGAATCTGACCGGCGAACGGGCCTCGCTTGAAGTCTATGTGGACACGGGCTCTCTCCAGCGCCATCGAGTCGAGACCATGAAGCTGGGCGCGAGCCCGCTCAACACCACCGGCCTGCGTCTCTCCGTGGATCGGACCCGCCCCATGCGCGTCAGCCGCATGCGCCTCAACCAGGCCGGATTCCGCTGGTCGCGGCCTTCCTACCGCTGGCTGTTCCGTCAGCAGGATCTGCACGCACCGACGCAGGCCGGGGTCGAGGCCGCCACCAACAACTATCGCGCCACCCAGTGGCCCACCTGAAGGAGAACCCATGGCGATACATCTCTATCTTGACGAAGCGCTGACTCAGCAGATTTCCGAGGGGGATTTCAGCCGCCCCGAGGCCGAGAGCTACAACGGCACCGACGGCGATATCAAGGATCGGCAACTTTACGTCGCCAACGAGCAGACAAACCTCGCCACGGCCATCGACGCGGCGCAGATCGCCATTCCATTGGCCGAACCGCGCTTTGCCGACGGCGAACTCATCATCATCGACGGCGAGCAGATGCTCGTCGAAAGCGGCGGCGGCACCGCCAATCTCACCGTGCAGCGGGGCGTGGCCAACACCGATCCGGCCGCGCACGACGTCGGGACGACTGTCTATTCCGGCTACGACTACACCGGGCTGGTGCTCGATCCCATCGATGAAACCGGCACCGACGAAGCGGTCTGGTACCGCCTGGCCCTGACCCAGGCCGAACTCGACACCGCCACCCAGGGCGCACCGCTGAATCTCGGCGACAAGGCCTTTCAGCAGACGCTGTCTTTCTGGCGGCGCTGCACCGTGCTCCCGGGCACGCCGGTGCAAAACAAACTCGACATCAAGCTGCGCCTGACCGGCACGGAAAACCCGATTCTCTAAGGAGGCCGCCATGGCATACCAAAGCATTCAAGGACTCGCCCACGGTCGGCTCGACCTGCTCAATCAACTGCGGACCTTTCTGGTGACCACCACCGGCTGGACCCTGCACGACGATCAGTCGGCCGACCCGCAGCCGTATTTCGTTTTCAAGTCGCACGGAGAATCCGGGGCTGAGGACGTCTATCTGCAGTTCCGTATCAGCACCACCTCCGGGCGGATTCACGTCGCCGCACTCCAGTATTGGGACGCGGCCACCCACACCGGCGTCAACGAGGCTTCGCACACCAGTTACACCTATCTGCGGGTGGAGGACAGCGCCGACTTCATCTTCTGGCTGTTTGCCGATCTGGACCACGTCTTCGTGGTGACCAAGCTCGTCTCCACCTACTACGGCCACTACAGCGGCCTGCTGAAACGCTTCTGGTCCGGGGCCGTCGCGCTCACGCAGGCGGCGGTCACCGCCGGAAGCGGTGTGGTGCTTCAGGTCAACGACGCTACCGTAGTCACGCCCGGACAGGACTATGTGATTAAGGACGACGCGGGCATCGAACGCGTGCGGGTGAGCGCCATCGACACCGCCGTCACGCCGAACACCATTACCGTCGAGACCCTCGTTCGGGATTACGCCTCGGGGGCCAAGATCGGCGAGGACCCGCAGCCGGTCATCAACAGTTACTACAACGCGCCGGGCACCTTCTACGCCGTGAACAAGTTCGATGGCTGGACTTCCGCCTCCGGCCAGCAGGGCCGCTGCGGCGCGGCCAACGGCGGTTTCCAGGGCGAAACCGATCCGGAGATGCGCTACGGCACCACCATCCTTTTTCCCTGGCTCGCCTCGATGTCCGGTTCCGCCGCCTACCAGGAACTGCGCGGCGAACTCATCGAGATCTTCTCCGTGGGCGGCGGCAACGTCGCCTCGGAAGACACCATTCAAATCGGAACGGACAGCTACCGCGTGTTCAACCTGACCACCGGCGGCTGGTGCGCGGTGAAGGAGTAACGCCATGGCAACGCATAGCGGAAAGCTCAAACCCATCACCACGATCACCGGCCAGCGTCGTCCGGAAACGCTTGTGTCCATGAACCGTGGCCAGGCGCTCAAGCTCAGCGGGAGGATTCGCCGTGGCCGTGCATAAGGGACAACTGGCATCCATCACCACCCGCAGAGGCACACGGCGGCCGGAACTGCTCGCCATTGGAGCGGCGCAACCCGGAGCGCTTTTCGAGCTGTTTTCCGGGGCACCTGCCAGGCGCACGGTGATGGTCCGGGCCGACAGCGCCGTTCGGGTCGCCCATCGGCTAGAGCGTCGATCCGACCTCGCACTTCGCGTGAACAACCGCCTGAACCGGAGCGCCGACCTGTGGCTCGTCGTCCATGGCCGTCTGGGCGTCGATGTTGACGCGGCGGTGCGGGTGACGCGCCCCTGGCTGCGGAGTATCGACACCAGCGTCCGGACATCCGGTGCACACATCAGCCGCTCCGACACCGTTCAGCGCATCGCGATCCCGGCCGGGCTGCTGGCCGACACGTGCCAGATCCTGTTCGCGGTGCTCATCGATCAAGACCACGAAATTCAGACCTAAAGGAGAACAGCAATGGCACTGGGACTCATCGTTAAAACCGGCCGGATACTGACGGCCAAACTCCTCCTCGGCCAGGCCGTGGACGGCATCACCCACTGCGCAATCGGCGACGGGGACGCCAGCTTCACCGACCCGCAGAATCCGCCCGCGCCGGACATCGGCCAGACCGGGCTCAGAAACGAACGCGCCCGCAAGCGCTACTACAAGCGGACCTTCCTCAAGGAGGACGCCGAAGGGGCGCTGCTGGTCAACGGCGTGCGCTATCTCGAAACCGGCGAGGAGACCAACACCATCGGCATCTTCTTTCGCTTCGACGAGGCCGAGGCCAACGGCATCACCATCCGCGAATACGGATTCTTCGGCGGCGACGTGCAGTACGTGCAAAGCGTCACCAGGGATCTCGCCATGGGCGGCGTGTTCCATCAGGACACCAACCCGACCGGCGAGGTGCTGCACCCGGGCTACCTGTACGAGGTGAAGAACATTCCCGACTTCAACAAGATTTCCGACACCCGCGTGGAGCTGGTCGGGATCATCAAGATCTAACTGGAGGATTCAAACATGAGCATCTCACGCGAGACATTCGACCCGACCAAGAACTACAAGCGCATCCGCTATCATCAGGATCGCGACCTGCTGGATTCCGAACTCAACGAGCAGCAGGACATCATCAACCTGGAGCGGCGCAAGATCGCCGACATCCTGTTCAAGGAAGGCTCTATCATCATGGGCCTCGAGGTCAGCGCGGCCGCCAACGTCCTGACCCTGGCCCCGGGCGTGGTCTACATCGACGGCCATCTGGAACAGGTGAGCGGCGCGACCCTGACCTACGACCCGGCCACCACCAGCGGGGCCGATTACGTTTACGTGGAGCTGCTGAAGTACAACTACGGCTACACCCAGGACCCGGCCCTGATCAATCCGGCCACCGGCGAGCCCACCGCCGAGCGGGAAAAATGGGTTCTTTCTCTCAAGGCGACGGACACCAGCGGCCAGACGCTGCCCAACAACGTGGCCGAGCGCCGGGTGATCCCGATCTACAAGTTCGACCGCGAGAGCGGCGACGTCACGCCCACGGTGCAGGAGAAGTCCAACCTCTACCTGCGGGATCTGCTGGGCACCCTGCCGGGCAGCCGGATCACCGTCTCCTCGATCACCGAGGACCAGCTCTCCTTCGCCGCCGCCGAGGGACTCAATTCCCTGATTCAGAATCTGGCCGAGCGCACCTTCGACCAGGCCGGAAGCTATCTGGTGCGGGGCTTCGACACCTTCATCGGCGGCGTCGACGACGACAGCGTGGAGGCGATCACCAACGCCGGACGGGCCTACATCCAGGGCTTCCGGCATCAGCGCGATCTGCCCACCTCGACCCTGGTGCCCAAATCCATCGCCACCAAGTCGGTGCGCGGCGAGCAGAAGACCTTCGATATCAACAAGCGCCGCTATCCGGTCAACTCCACGCCGCTCAAGGAGACGACCCAGGTGGAAGCCATCGTCGAGATCACCCGCAACGTCACTCGCGGCTCGGTGGGCGGCGGCGAAGACCTACTCGATCCCAATCCCGTGGTGGACATCCTCGAGGTCAGTCAGGGGGCGACCATCTTCCAGGAGGGCGTGGACTGGCAGCAGTCCGGCAACCATGTCGACTGGCTCGGCTCCGGAAATGAACCGGCCATCGGCACCACCTACACGGTGCGCTGGACCTACACCAAGCAGATGGTCAAGGGCACCGACTACGTGGACAGCGGCTGGTTCGGACAGGCCAACCATCCGGCGGCCGGAAACTATTTCTATCTGGTCACCACCTACAACGCTACCGGCGAGACGGCCTTCAACGCCGCTGCGGTCATCGCCCGGGCCACCGCAGCCGGGGAGATGAACAAGCTCTCCTGGCTGCCGGTCAGCGGCGCGACCGGCTATCGCGTCTACCGGGCCGCCACCAACGGCGCACGCACTGACTATAAGCGCCTGATGGAACTGGGCAGCGAGGCGCTCTCCTACGTCGACGACGGCGTCGAGGAGATCGGCACCGCTTCGCCTCCGGCCACCAACACCGCCGGACTCACCATGTCGCCGGTTCAGCTCGAGCTGGGTAACCTCAACGTGATCAACTTCGGGCGCGGCAGCCTCGGCGACCAGCCGGTGAACGGCTCCAACTGCAGCCTGGACTACGACTATTACCTCGGCCGCCGCGACATCGTTTACGCCACCACCACCGAGATCAAACGGCTGGAAGGGGCTCCGGCGGATTTCCCGAAGCTGCCCATCGTCCCGGAAAACGCCCTGGGGCTGTGCAGCATCGACTGCCCGCCCAACTCCACCGACATGGAGATTCGCAACTTCGGCCTGACCCGCATCACCATGGACCAGATCCACGACATCATCCAGGACGTCGAGGACCTGAAGTACAACGATGCCCAGTACCAGATGAACAACGAGCTGCAGAACCGGGACGCCCAGACCAAGAAAGGCATCTACTCGGACGACTTCTCGAACACCGCCCAGTCGGACATCTACCACGCCGAATGGGACGCCCGGGTTAACGAGATCGCCCGTTTCGTCGCGCCGGACCGCGTTCCGCACTCCACTGTGCTCTCGGTCGATCAGGCGGGCAGCAATGCCAGCTTCTTCGGCAGTCTGGCGCTGCTGCCGGGCAACGAGACCGTGCTGGTGGAACAGAACGACTGGTCCGAGGAGCGGAACATCAACCCCTACGCCGTGTTCGACAAGCCCCCGGCCATGCTGCAGATCACGCCCAACCTCGGGCGGCGCGGCCAGACCGGGATCGCCGTCACCGGCATCAACTTCACCCCGAGCAAATCCGGCATCGTGCTGCGCTGCGACGGCCAGGTGATGGCCAGCAACCTGATCAGCGACGAGGCCGGTCGGGTTAGCGCATCCTTCACCATTCCGACCAACGCCCGCAACGGCAACAGAATCGTGGAGATGGCCGACGGCATCTACTCGGCCAGGGCCAGCCTGCAGATCAACGATCCGCTGGTCATCACCCGCATCGAGCGCATCATCGAGAACCGCATCATCCGCGTGCCCGTGGTGCAGGTGGTCTGGCGCACCCAGACCATCTTCGTGCCCCGTGACCCGCTGGCTCAGACCTTCAGCTTCACCCAAAATCAGGTGATCTCGAGCATCGGATTGCAGTTCACTGCCAGGGACCCGAGCATCCCGGTCACGGTGCAGATTCGCGGCGTCACCACCGGTCTGCCCAATGGCGTGGTGTTCGCCGAGAAGGTGCTGGCCCCGAGTGAGATCAGCCTGAGCGGCGAGACCCGCATTCGCTTCGACGACCCGTTCTACGCCGAGGCCAACACCAGCTATTCCGTGGTGCTGCTGACCAACAGCACCAACTACAAGGTGCGCACCGCCACCCTGGGCAAGATGGGCCGCTGGGGCATCATCACCCGCCAGACCTACATGGAGGGCGTGCTGCTGGAGAGTTCCAACGCCGAGACCTGGACGCCGCTCAACGGCTCCGACCTGGCGATGAAGATCTACGGCTACAACTTCCAGTCCGAGGGGATGATCCGCTTCCAGCCGATCACCGGCGTGCAGTTCTCCGACATCAACCTCGACGAATACTCGGCCATCCCCCAGGGCACCGGTCTCGACTGGGAATACTCCACCGACGGCGGCGTGACCTGGGACGCCATGGTTCCCGCCGAGGAGGAACGGCTGCCCAACCTCGCCACCCGGGTCCAGATCCGAGTGCGCCTGAACAGCTCGCTTTCCAACGACACCCCGGCCATCAACTTCCGCGACGTCAACCTGGTGGGCTACCTCAATAAGACCACCGGGGCCTACCTGACCCGCGAGAACGAGCTGACCCAGGGAGTGGAATCGACCAAGGCCTACGTGCAGATGCAGATCCCCAGCGGCACCACCCTGCAATGGTTCGCCAGCAACGACGGCGGCCTGACCTGGGAGGCGATGACCATCCAGGACACCCGGCCCATCGACAATAACTGGACCGAGTACACCCTGGTGCGCACCTTCACCGACAACACCGGCAACAAGGTCCGTTACAAGGCCGAGATGACAGGCACGCCGCTGATTTACCCCCGCATCCATTCGCTGGGCGCGACCCTGAGCTAAGGAGGCACGCCATGATCGTTCGACGCAAAGGCGGCCTGACCGAGTTCATTCCCACGCCGCAGGAGAAGCGCGACGGCCTGATTCGCGACCACGCCCTGGGCCTGCTGGAGAATCTGCACCAGCGTCTGGCGCGGCTGGAACGGGCGTCAAAGCTCCCGGCCGCCGAAGCGGAGGCCTTCACGGCGCTGCTGGCGCGGATGCGGGCCGACGAGTCGCGCAACCTCGAGCTGCACGCCAGCCTGATCACCTCTGATACCGCCTCCGGCTGACCGGCTTACTGCCACCGCCAACCCGGAAACCCCGGATACGGCCAGCCCGTTCCGGGGTTTCTGCCGCCTGTGCGCCGCCCAATCCGGCCAAGTTCACAAGTCATTGAAAATAAAGGTGTTAAATGTCGGCTTCGGCTGTTCTTCTACTTGATTTGTGTCCGGAAAGAAGCATTCATTCATGGTGTAAGCGGAGGCTAAAAAGCCTTGCCAGACAACGACTTAGAAGCGCCATGAACGACGGAGGCACGCATGAACCTGAAAGAGATCCACTACGGGATCGAGATCGAGACCGTAAAACGCACCCGGGAGCAGATCGCCTGGGCCATCCACTCGGTGGTGGGCGGCACGGTCCGGCATGTCGGCATCCCCAGCAGTTATGACCCCTGGGAGGTCGAGGACCTGCGCGGCCGCGTCTGGAAGGTGGTGGGGGACGCCTCCCTGACCAGTGTCCCGGCCCATCTGCGGGCTGAGGTGGTCAGCCCGGTTCTCGGCTACGACGACATCCCGCAACTGCAGGAGGCGGTCCGGGCCATCCGCCGCGCCGGTGGCAAGATCAACAGCCAGTGCGGCATCCACATCCATATCGACGCCGCGCCCTTCGACGGCAGACACCTGGGTAACCTGGCCAAGATCATCTACAAGCAGGAGCCGCTGATCCTCCACGCCCTCGGCATCAGCCGCGACCGGCTCAATCGCTACACCCGGCCGGTCAGCGACGAGCTGATCCAGCGCATCGAACAGCATCGCCCCCGCACCAAGGACCAGCTCAACCGCATCTGGTACGGCTACCACAACCGCCAGCCCCAGCACTACGACAACAGCCGCTATCACGGGGTCAACCTGCACAACGTCTGGTACCGGGGCACGGTGGAGTTCCGCTGGTTCGAGGCGACCCTCCATGCGGGACGGATCAAGGCCTACCTGCAATTCTGCCTCGCCGTCGCCGCCAAGGCGCTCAACGGTCGGGCAGCCTCCAGCCGCAAGCGGGATTTCGATCCCCAAAGCGCCAAGTACGACTTCCGGGTCTTCCTGCTCCACCTCGGCCTGATCGGCGACGAGTTCAAGACCGCCCGCAAGCATCTGATGGCCAACATGCCCGGCGACGCAGCCTTCAAGAACGGACGCCCCAAACCGCAGGACGTCCTTCCGGACGAAACAACCACTCTCACCAACGAGGCCGGGCAAGTTCCCGGCCTCACTGTTTAAGGAGGTGCCCCATGAAGATTCTGATCCGCTCCACCACGCTGGACGGCGAACCGATCCCAGGCAGCGGGGAAACCCTGCAAGCCGACGACTGCCTCGAAGTTGTCGAGCTGATGCGCGGCCAGACGCCATTTACCGCCAGCCGAGCACCCCGGGACTACATGACCGAGGTGCTCTCAGGCATCGAAGGCGGGCCGACCCAGCCATTGCCGGAGGATGCCGCCGCTGCGGCCGCCGAGTTTCTGACCCGTCTGGCGCGGCACGGCCTGATCGAGTTCCTGCCTGACGACAAGGCCAGCGATCCCTGGCCGGAACGCTTCCTCGAAGCCCTGGAGACGGTGCGGCTCTCCGGGCGCACCAACATGCTCGATCACCCGGAGGTGACCCGGCTGATCGCCGAGATGGGCTACCCGGAGGTGGCCGAGTGGCTGGCTGACCACCGGCGCGAATACGCGGCCTTCGTCCTCGAGGGGACGAGACCGCTCGGCAAGAACTTCGGCGGCAAGGAGGACCCGGCTCCATGTGCGGACAAGTAGGCATCATCTTCGGCCGCAAACGCAGACGGCCCGACGAGCGGGATTACCTGCGCGAGCTCTTCATCCGCATGCTGCTGCACAGCGAGGAGCGCGGCCCGCACGCCTCCGGTCTCGCCTGGCTCAAGACAGACGGCAGCCACCGCATCTTCAAGCGGCCGATGCGGGCGCACGAGCTGGTCTACGAGAAGCCGTTCCAGGAGCTGCTCGGACAGGTCGACAACGAGACCACCATCCTCATGGGACATACCCGCTGGCGCACCCGGGGCAACGAGTTCAACAACCGCAACAACCATCCCATCCGGGCCGGGATCGTCATCGGCACCCACAACGGCACCATCTACAACGCCGATTATCTGTTCCGCCGCCTTAGGCTGCCGCGCTACGCCGAGGTGGACAGCGAGCTGATCTTCCGTCTGGCCGACCGCTTCGCGCCAGAAGGCCCCATCGACCAGGAGGGGCTGAAGAAGGCGCTTGCCCTCTGTCGCGGCCAGATGAGCGCCGTGCTGACCTCACGCCTCGACCCCGGCACCATCACCGTGCTCAAGGGCAACAAGCCACTCTGCCTGCGCATCCACCGCCAGCACCGGGTGGTGCTCTACGCCTCGGACGACGCCTTTATTGACTTTGCCGTGGTCAACGAGAAGGGCTGGCGCGAGCTGGAGGTTCCGCCCATGACCATGCTCACCATCCGCCACGAGGATGTGCGGGCCATCGAAAACAGCGAATTCCGCTTCATACCCCAGGAGCGCAAAGGGACACTGCCCGAAGGAGTGAATGCATGAACATTGGAGACACCGCGAAGCTGAACACAAACCCGGAAGACAGTCCCGGGACCATCCTCCGACTCTTCGTCTACGGTACCCTGAAACGGGGCTACTGGAACCATCAACGCTTCTGCGCCCAGGCCCGCAGCATCGAACCGGCCGTGGTCTGGGGCAGGCTCTACCATCTCCACGCCGGGTTCCCGGCCCTCGAGGTGCCCGAAGGTCTGATCCTGGCCAGGGGCACCGCCGATCCACTGGCGGACGCCCGCAGACAACAGGAGATCTGCACACCACGCTTCGGCCGCCCGACCGGCGACTGGGATCTGATCAGTGGGGAACTGGTGACCTTCACCGACCCGCAGCGCGACTTGCCGCCCATCGACCGGCTGGAAGGATTTCGGCCCGGGGGGCACAGCATGTACCAGCGGGTGATGGTGGCGGTGCTGTGCGGGCGCACCTCGATTCCAGCCTGGACCTATTGGATGCCATGCCCGCCTTACGCGGAGAGAGTCGCCAGCGGCGAGTGGTTACGCCCGTGAGCAGACCTTTGCGGCTTTATCCGGACGAAAACGTTTGACAATCGGCCCCTGCCTAAATATATTAAAGGACGTTTTAACTTGGGGAAGCTCCGCCCAGCATCCCCGTTACCGCCTCTGGCGTGGCAAGAAAACCAATCGCCCATGAGGAGCTAGAGAAATGGCCGAGATGGAAGACCGCTGGTTATCAGTAGACGAGATAGGCAAATACCTCGGTGTCAGCAGTGACACCGTTTACCGCTGGATCGACAAGCATGCGATGCCCGCCCACCGCATGGGCCGTCTTTGGAAGTTCAAAAAAGACGAGGTCGACGAGTGGGTGAAGGCTGGCGGCGCGGCGGAACAGAGTAAAACAACGACCTCCAAAACCACCGCTGCAACAAAGAAGAGTGAATAGTTTTTTTATGAGAACACAAAAAAGAGGTTTTAACGGAAGGAATCACGAGGTGCCGAATGCCTAAGCTGTCATTAGCCAAACTCGAACGCCACCTCTATGGCGCTGCTGATATTCTCCGCCGTGAAGGCATGGATGCGGCCACATACAAAGACTTCATTTTCGGGATGCTGTTTCTCAAGCGTTGTTCCGATGTTTTTGAACCGGCCTATGAAAAGATCGTTTCGCGTAAAGTCGCTCAAGGAATGAGCCGAGAGGATGCCGAAGCGAATTATGGCGAAAATCCAGACTTTTACGATGAATTCTTTGTCCCTGGGCGGGCTCGCTGGTCTCATCTGCAAGGCAAGTTAAATGATGCTTCGGAGCCGTTTGGCGCTGTCCTGGACAAGGCACTGGCGGCCTTGAGTGAATCCAACGAGTCGTTGCAGCACGTTCTGGACCACATCCAATTCATGAAGGTCCAGAGTAACAAGCGCATTGTGTCCGATGAGGCTTGTAAAGAACTGGTGCGTCATTTCAATCGCTACCGCTTGCGCAGTGAGGACTTTCAATTTTCCGACCTGCTTGGTTCTGCGTATGAGTTCCTCATCAACATGTTTGCGGAATCGGCTGGTAAGAAAGGCGGGGACTTCTATACACCCCGTGATGTGATCCGCTTGATGGTCCGGGTACTGAATCCCACCCCGGGAATGAGTATCTATGATCCCACGTGCGGTTCCGGCGGCATGCTAATCATCAGCCGCGAATATATTGAACAATCCGGCGGCGATCCGACCAACCTCCGCCTCTGCGGCCAGGTGAATGATGCCTCTGCTTGGTCAATCTGCAAAATCAACATGCTCCTGCACAGTATTCGCGGCTCTGATATTCGGCTTGAAGATACCCTGCTGCATCCTCTGCACCGGGAAGGCGGGGAACTCGAACGTTTTGACCGAGTGATCGCAAACCCTCCTTTCAGTCAGAACTACACCAAGAGCAACATGGAGTTCCCGGAGCGTTATCGCTGGGGATGGTGTCCGACTTCAGGGAAAAAGGCGGACCTCATGTTCGCCCAGCACATGTTGGCGGTCTGTAAACCCGGCGGCATGGTGGCGACCGTTATGCCGCATGGTGTGCTTTTTCGTGGCGGCGCGGAAAAGGAGATCCGCAAGAAGTTCCTTCAACAGGATTTGCTCGAAGCCATCATCAGCCTGCCGCAAAATCTCTTTTATGGAGCGAGTATTCCAGCCTGCATTCTGATCATGCGATCCAACATCACAGGACAAGCCCTCAACCCCAACAAACCGGAAAACCGGCGCGGCAAGGTGCTTTTTATCAATGCGGATGCCGAATATCTGGCAGGTCGGGCACAAAATTATCTGCGGCCTGAAGATATCGAAAAGGTCGCGTCTACCTTCGAGCGCTACGACGAAGTGCCCGGATATTCCAAGATAGTGACATTCGACGAAATTGCGGATGGAGCCAATGACTTCAACCTCAATGTCCGCCGCTATGTCGACAATTCACCGCCGCCGGAGCCGCATGATGTCCGTGCGCATCTTGCTGGCGGCATTCCAGTAGCCGAAATCGAAGGGAACAGTGCCCTTTTTGAAGCGCTCGGTTTCTCGCCGGATGTCCTCTTCGCTCACAGACCTAATGATGAGCGATACCGTGACTTCAAGCCGAGCATTACCGGGCGGCCAGCCATCGCCAGACTGATAGAGGCGGATGCCGGATTGCTGGCCCGGACGGGAGCGCTAAGAGACGCGCTGACAGGGTGGTGGGCCTCCCAGACTGGCAGCCTGGTCGCGCTGCCACATGGCCGTAACCTGAATGCTGTGCGCTCGGAATTTCTTCGGGGGTTTACCGAAGCGCTGCTGCAACTTGGAGTTCTGAACAATTTCAAGTTATCCGGAGTGGTCGCCGCTTGGTGGACCGAGACCCTGCCGGATTTCAAAACCCTTATTGAAAACGGCTTTTGCGGTGTGGTCGATGGATGGGTCGATGCCATTGCCGACGCCGTGGAAGATGACGACAACGTGGGACCGGCTTTTGATCCTTTCTGTCACAAACTGGTCAAGCGGACTATGGCCGATTACCTCCAGAGAATCGACGATGCCAAATCGGAGATCGCCCGCCTGAAAGGTGAAAAAGAAGCTTTCGAGCAGAGCAACCCGCCGGACGATGCCGATGATGAAGAGCTGGCTACCTGGAACTACGCCAAGGACCTTGAGCGCCAAGTCAAAGAGCTGAGGGCGGAATTCAAGGATGCCATCAGGGAACTTACCAAGCTCGATAAGGCCGCGACGAAAAAGAAGGCCACCGATGCCGACCGCCGGGCCGCAGAGGCCGCCAGGAGCGAACTTCAACCCTATTTTGATCAGATGGCGGCCCTTGAGGCGGAGTTGGCTCCCTACGAGCAGATCAAGGCAGACCTTGCCGCTGCCCGGGCCACTTTCCGTGCCCTCACCAACGCCTTTGTCGACGAGCTGAAAAATCGATGCGCGGCCATGGGCGAAGATGAGAAGCAGGCATTGGTGCTCGAACTTTTTGCTCAGGACCTCCAGGCGGGGCTGGACGGTGCAGTAAGAGACAAGCAGCAGGAACTGGTTCGTTTCAATGAAAACCTATGGGACAAGTATGCTTCCTCATTGACGGTGCTTACCGAGAGCCGAGAGCGACTTTCATCGCGACTCCACGATGCTTTGCAGGAGCTGGGATATGCCTATTAGCCAAACAGGCGCACGCATGGATACCGAGGCAGACGATTACCTGAATGAATGGCGGGAGGTATCACTCACCTCCGTTGCCGACATCCGTTTCAGCAGTGTCAACAAGGTTTCGCAACCGGGCGAAGAGCCTGTTCGCCTCTGCAACTATACGGATGTTTACAAAAACGATTACATCACGGCGGATATGGACTTCATGCGTGCCACCGCCACCAAGTCAGAAATAGAGCGTTTCGGGCTGCAGGTCGGTGACGTCATTATTACCAAAGACTCCGAGACACCGGACGACATCGGCATATCGACAGTTGTAGATACCACCGCGCCAGATCTTGTATGCGGCTATCATTTGGCCTTGCTTCGCCCAAAGCAGGATGAGGTTGATCCGACCTTTCTTGCAAAGCAACTGGCGCATCACAGAATTGCCAGATATTTCGGCCAGCAAGCCAACGGAACAACCCGCTATGGCCTGTCTACCGCCGCCATATCAAACGCGCCTTTACATCTTCCCGGGCCAGAGAACCAACGGGCCGCAAGCGCCTTGATGCGTATGGTGGACGCACAGATTTCTCAGACCGAAACCGTGATTGCCAAACTCAAGCAGGTGTGGGCGGGCATGCTGCACGACCTGTTGAGTTACGGCCTGGATGAACACGGCCAGCTTCGCGACCCTATAGCTCACCCGGAGCAGTTCAAAGATTCCCCGTTGGGGCAAATTCCGAGGGAATGGGATGTAAAGCCTCTGTCATCTGTTTGTCAAAAGATTGCAGACCGCGATCATACAACTCCAGTTTATGTTGACGACGGGATAAGGATGGTCTCTCCCATACATTTCAAGGGAGATGATGAAATCGATTTTGAAGCTTGTCCACGTATTACGAGAGATGCTCACAGAAAAAATTGTCTCAAAACCGATATTCGTGCTGGCGACCTGATTTTGCATCGTATTGGCGCAGGGTTAGGACAGATAAGAAGAGTAACACCTGATATGCCAGAATTTAGCATATTGCACAGTCTGGCTCTGGTAAGAACAGCTCCTGAGAGAATAACGGCTGATTTCCTTTATTGGGTAATACAATCCAATGCTGTGAAGACGCAAATCTCCTTGGGCATACAAAGTATAGGTGTCCCTGATTTGGGATTGGATAAAATTGGTAACTTACTTGTTTTAGTTCCACATAATTCAGATGAACAGACAAAGATAGCTCAGAGATTATCATTGGTAGCTGATTCTCTCAAAAGAGAAACCTCTGCCCTCAATAAGGCTAAGCATTTGAAGCTCGGCCTTCAAGACGACCTCCTCACCGGCCGGGTGCGTGTTCCGGAAACCATCATGGAAGGAGCCGAGAACGCATGAAGTCACGGTCAAAGGAGCTGCTGGATCGGGCGATAGCGGCGATGGTGGCCGCCATCGAAATCTACAACAAGCCGGGGTTCCCCTATCGGACGGAGTCGTTTGCCATCCTTGCCATCAATGGCTGGGAACTTCTGTTCAAAGCCAAGTGGCTCGCCGATAACCGCAACCGAGCCAGCAGTCTCTATGTGTACGAGACTCGGGAAAACGCCGATGGGAAAAAGAGCAAAAAGAAATACGTCAAGCGAACCGACGCAGGGAATCCCTTCACTCATAGTTTGACCTATCTGGCAAAGAAGCTGGTCGAAGACAAAAAACTTGACGCCCGGGCCTGGGACAACATTCAGGTTCTGCTGGAGCTCCGGGATTCAGCCGTTCATTTCTACAACCAGTCTCCGGCATTTCGGGTTCGGCTGCAGGAGATCGGGGCGGCCTGTGCCAAGAACTTCGCCACCACCGTCCATGACTGGTTTGACCGGGAACTGTCAGAGTTTGAGCTGCACCTGATGCCGCTGGCTTTTGTGGATCTGCCGACCAATATGGACGGCTTCTTGCTCAACGCTGAGGAAAAGAATTTCCTCTCCTTCCTTGAGACATTGGACAAACCCCAGGCCGATCCGGATTCACCCTATTCGGTGACGGTGAACATTGAACTCAAGTTCACCCGATCCAAAGCCAAGGATGCACTGGCGGCTCAGATCACCAACGATCCCAATGCACCGGCTGTGCGACTCACCGATGAACAGATCCGCGAGAAGTATCCCTGGGATTATCAGAAGCTGACCGAAGAGTGCGCGAAGCGTTACAGCGACTTCAAGCAGGATAAAACCTATCACGCCGTTCGAAAAGGACTCATGACCGACTCGCGCTTCGGAACGATTCGCTTCCTTGATCCGGGCAATTCCAAGAGTCAGAAAAAGCCTTTCTTTAATCCCAATATTCTGAACGAACTGGACAAACACTATACGAAAAACGCCGCGACCAGGAGGGGGGAATGAGCAAAATCCAATGGGAATACAACCTGGTCGAACGGCCTTTCTGTGAACAGCTTCAGAAGATGGGGTGGTCGTGGATTGAAGGCGACGTGGATGTAGCCGAGCTTACTGAACGGGAGAACTTTCGTGAGGTTCTCCTAAAGGGGCGCTTGGCGGAAGCGCTAAGGCGGATCAACCTTCGCGATGGGCAGCCCTGGCTCGACGACGCCCGCATCACCAAGTCTATTCGTGATCTGTCACCCGCCACCGTTCATCGGGTGATGGAGGTCAATCAAGCTGCGACTGAACTCTTGCTCAAGGGAACAGTGGTAGACGGGCTGCCGGATTGGGACAACTGCAGGCCCCAGCCGATTCGCTATATCGATTTTGAACACCCTGAAAAGAACGACTTTTTGGTCGTCAATCAATTCAAGGTCGAGCTTACCAGCGGTCGGGGTCATGTAATCCCCGATGCGGTTCTGTTCATCAACGGTATTCCGATTGTTGTAGCCGAATTTAAGAGCCCCGGCATTGAAAATCCGATGCATGAGGCGATCAATCAATTACTCCGTTATTCAAACCAGCGCCGCGAGCTGTTCCCAACCCTTTATACCGATAACGAAGGCGTCGAGAAGCTGTTTCATACCAACCAGCTTCTGATCGCCAGCAACTTCTTCGAGGCACGAGCCGCAACCATCGGCGCTCCCCCTGAGGCATATCTGGAATGGTCCGATACCAGCCCGGTTCCCATGAGCACGGTTGCCGAGGAGCTCGGGATCATCTCGGCCAATGATGACCTTGAAGAGGCCAAAGGTGAACTGTTGGCTGTTGGGCCAGAGCAGACAGAGCGCGTAGGCACGCCTCTCTTTTTCCGGCATACGGAACAGCGCCCCGAGGCGTTAAGGAGTGCTCACGGTGCTGGGCTGCAAAGTCAGCAGATACTGACGGCTGGCATGTTGCGCCCGGTGCATTTGCTGGACCTGATCCGCAATTTTACCGTCTTTCAGCAGGTTGATGGCAAGACCCGCAAGGTCGTGGCCCGTTATCAGCAGTTCCGTGCCATTCAGAAGGCAACCCTCAGGCTTCAGGAGGGGCGGACAAGATCGCAGGGGGCTGAACGGGACGAAAGAGGCGGCATCATCTGGCATACCCAGGGCTCCGGTAAGAGCCTTAGCATGGTGTTCCTGGTTCGCAAAATGCGGACCCTGGAGCGGCTTAAGCGCTACAAGATTGTTACCGTCACCGACCGTACAGATCTGGAAGGTCAACTTCGTGAAACGGCTCGGCTCTCCGGCGAGGCCGTGCGGCCCACGGACAAGGACCGGAGTACCAGGGAATCCTCAACCGCTCTGACCCAGCGGATACTGTCCGAGACCACTCCGGATATCGTTTTTGCCATGCTGCAAAAGTATCAAGATGTCGACCGGCAGGCCAAGAACGATGAAAAGATCGCCATGACCATCGTCCGCAAGGAAAAGAAACCGGGCAAGGATGAGCCAGTCGTGGAAAAAGAGGTGACCTTCGAAGAGAGCATCCGCTTCGAGGAGTTTCCTGTCCTCAATGAATCGGACGAGATCCTGGTGCTGGTGGATGAGGCTCACCGTTCACACACCCGATCTCTGCACCGCAATTTGCGCAGAGCCCTGCCCAATGCGGCAATCATTGGATTCACCGGCACGCCGATTCTGAGCAAGGAAAAAACAGAGACCCGGGAAATATTCGGCGACTTCATCGATAAATATCTGTTGCAGGATGCCGAGTTGGATGGCGCAACAGTGCCGATCCTCTACGAAGGCCGGACGGCTGATGGCCTCGTCAAGGATGCTCCGAGCCTCGATCAACTGTTCGAGGATATGTTCCGCACCTATTCAGAGGAAGAACTGGCGGTTATCAAAGCCAAGTATGGTACCGCTGGCGATATTCTGGAAGCACCTTTGCTGATCGAACAGAAAGCAAAGGATATGCTGCGCCATTATGTAGGCGTTGTTTTGCCTGAGGGCTATAAGGCCCAGGTTGTTGCAACCAGTCGCCGCGCCGCCATCGTTTACCGCGAAAAATTGTTGGCTGCCAGGGATGAGCTTGTCAGAGATCTGGAAGGCATTCCCGCCGCGACGCTGGCGCTCCCGGACCATGAGATCGAACTGCTTGATCCGCAACCACGATTCCTTGTGCGTGCGCACGCGCTGCTTCCGCTGATCAGAGGGCTGGATGTAGCGGTCGTCATTTCTGGGAACCATAATGATCCGGAATCGTGGTGGGATTGGTCAAACAAGGAAAAGCAGGACGAATACACCAAGCGTTTCAAGCGCAAACTGGCGGCAGAACGGACAGAAAAAACTGATCCGCTCGCCATGATGGTTGTGAACAACATGCTTCTGACTGGTTTCGATGCCCCTATTGAACAGGTGATGTATCTGGATCGGAAGGTGGTGGCCCATGACCTGCTTCAAGCTATCGCTCGCGTCAACAGAACATACGGCAGGAAGAAATGCGGTTATGTCGTGGACTATATCGGCGTTGCTCGGCATTTGAATGATGCCTTGAAGGACTACGACGGTGAAGATACCAAGGGCGCTTTAATCGATATCAACGTCGAGCTGCCAAAGTTGATCGACCGCAGGAACAGGGCCGTTGCGGTTTTCACTGACCGAGGCATCACTGATCTTCAGACCGAAGTTGAAGCCTGCGTAGATTTGTTGGCGGATCTTAAAATCCGAGCTGAATTCATCAATAAGTTGCGCATGTTTTATGAAACGCTGAATATTTTGGAGCACCGGCCCGAAGTGCCCAACGATGTGTTCCGGGATGCAAAGCTCCTTGGGTTCATTAATAAGGTTGCGGCGAACCTGTACCGCGATCCTGCTCTGAACCTTTTGGGTGTAGCAGAAAAGGTTAAGGCCCTCATTGACGCTCACATATCGGCGCGTGGTGTTGATCCGAAGATACCTCCCACAACGATTACGGACGCTGAGTTTGAGAAAATTCTCCAAGCCCAAAACAACAACCGGGCAAGAGCAGCTCAAATGCAGCACGCAGCCAGGTATCACATCATTGGTTTCAGCAATCAGAATCCGGCGTTTGCTCGCAAGATGAGCGAGAAGTTGGAGGAAATCCTCAAAAGGTTCAAGGAAGACTGGGATGCGCTGGAACGAGAATTGAGAAAGTTCATCGACGAATTACGGCAGGGAGATCGTAATGACTTCCCGGACCTCGATCCGCGTGTTCAAGTGCCCTTTGTTCGTTTGATCCTCGAGGCCTGTTCGGAAGGGCGTAAGCTGGATGACGCGCAGAGAAAGGTCGCCATTACCACAACCCTCGATATCGTCGAAAGAATCCGCCAGGAGGTTGCCAAGGTTGGTTTTTGGAAGAACTCAGACCGTCGTGAACTCCTCACAAAACAAATCGTGAGGGATCTCGATGCCTCCGGAGTGTGTCCTCTTGGAAAAGAGCGGGATATCGCGCAACGGATTGTTGCCCTTGCCAAAGAAAACCACGAGAACCTGGTAAGAAAATGAACGAAGTGCTTGTAGTCGATAATTTGGAGTTCGAGGTGAGACGGAGCCCACGTCGCAAGACGCTCGGGTTGACCGTTGATCGAGCGGGAGAGCTCGTCGTTCACTCACCGGAAACCGCAAGCGAAGCAGAGCTCCATAAGTGGGTCGAGAGAAAGTTGCTCTGGGTTCACCAGAAACTGCTACGCAAAGAAGTGCATAGTGGTGGGGTTCACAGACTCGAAATGGTAAGTGGAGAAAGCATTGCCTACCTGGGGCAGAACTATCGACTTAAGATCGTCAAGGACCAAGCCACCCCGCTTCAATTCGATGGCCAGTGGTTTTTGCTGCGGGAGGATGACCGATTGGATGCGCCGAGGCATTTTCAGGCGTGGTATCAAGATGCCGGGGCCGAGTGGCTGGATGAGCGTGTCCGGTTCTGGGAGCCAAAAGTTGGTAAGGTTGCATCAAAGATAGTCGTCAGCGAATTGGGCTTTAGGTGGGGGTCTTGCGGCAAAAATAGCGTGCTGCATTTCAATTGGCGTCTTCTACAGTTGCCGGTCTTTCTCGTGGATTACGTAGTTGCCCATGAACTCGTACATCTTCACGAGCGAAATCACACTCCGACATTCTGGCAAATACTGGGCCGAGTGCTTCCTGATTGGAAGGAACGTAAAGATGCGCTAAGCCATCGGAGCGCTGAAATGCTCTGGTGTACTGACAGTGATGAGGCAAATACAAGGATCGAGGAGTAGAAATGTTATGTCCGTGAAGGCTGCCGCCACTGAGGTGCTGAAAAAGGCAAAAACCCCGCTGCACGCTAAAGCAATTGCTGAGCAGATCATCGCTGCTGGGCTCTGGACCTCTGATGGCAAGACGCCTGAAGCCACCGTGAGCGCCAGTCTGTATTCGGACATCAAGAAAAATGGTGACAAATCGACCTTTGTAAAGGTTGGCCCTCAGACCTTCGCGCTTCGGGATTCCACTGAAATATCGAGCGGCGCTGCGCCGGTTCCTGCGACCGTCCAAGAGGCTCCAAAACCTCATCCTACAAATGCGGGGTTCTCCTTCACCGATTGCGCTCAGAAGGTGCTCGAGGAGTTCGGCGGCAAGAAGCCGATGCACTACAAGGAAATCACTGAGAAGGCCCTGCAAAAAGGCTGGCTGGTAACCGGCGGAAAAACGCCCGAGGCCACCATGTATGCCCAGGTGATTACCGAGATCAAACGCCAGCAGAAACGCGGTGAGCGGCCCCGCTTCGTTCAGCACGGCCGTGGCTATGTGGGCCTGAGCCAATGGATGGGGCGAGGTCTCGCGTTCCAAATCGAGCAGCACAACCACCAGGTCCGCAAGGTCCTGCGCGAGCGCTTGCTGGCCATGAAGCCCGGTGAGTTCGAGGAGCTCATCTCTCAGTTACTGGCGGAGATGGGTTTCGAGATGGTCGAGGTAACCAAACTCAGCGGCGACGGCGGCATCGATGTCCGGGGCACCTTGGTGGTCGGTGACGTGGTCCGCATCAAGATGGCCGTCCAGGTCAAGAAATGGAAGCTCAAGAATAATATCCAGGCTCCGGTGGTACAGCAGGTGCGCGGCAGTTTGGGGGCGCACGAGCAAGGCCTGATCATCACCACAAGCGACTTCAGTCCAGGAGCTGTCAAGGAAGCCGCCCAGGCAGACAAAACCCCCATTGCCCTAATGAACGGGGACCAGCTTGTAATGCTGCTGATGGAACACGGCATCGGCGTCCATCGCTCGACGCCTGATCTTTTTGAAATTGATGAAGAGTTTGTAGCAGGAGGCGAGTTAAAAAATGCATGAGAAAGCCTTGGTTCACGGAGCGGTTGCGAAGCATCTTAGCGACGTAGCCGGGCAGCTCGCCGTATTTCTAGAAAGAGTTTTACCGCCGCTGTTTGACGACTGGTGGAACAAAGCGGTCGTAAACACCCTGTCGTTTCAGCAAAAGAGACGGTTGGAGCAACGCAACATCACGTCACTGGGTGGCCTTGACCTCGCTGGACTTCTTCGGGTGTTGGACCAGAACTGGTATCAGATTTCCAACAGCCTGGACCTGACCTCCGAAGCCCGTCACTTCGTCAAGGAAATGCAAACGGTCCGTAATCACTGGGCACACGCGGACACAGAGGGTTTCCCCGTTGACGACATATACCGGGATCTGGACACCCTCCAGCGTTTTGCGGTTGTTATCGGCGCGGATGACAAGTTGATTCAAGATTTACGGAAAACAAAGGCGGCTCTTCTCGCGTCGGAGACCCAGCCGCAACCTGACCCAGGCGCAGAGACGCCCTCCGCGCCTCCGGAAAGGAAAAACGATGCGGCCGAATTCGAACCCGGGCAAATCGTCTTCGCCAAATCAAACCCATCAAGCCGTGGCGCTGTGGTTGCCGTGCTGGCCGGAAAGCCTGAGAACCGATTCAAGGTCTTCATAGACGGGACAACCCAAACGTTTTACGCGTCGCAATTACAAGCCGAAGACCAGCGTGAGGAAAAGGAAAACACCTTACCCTGCGACCAATTCCATGCCTATCTCACCGCGCTTCAGATAAAGTATCCGGGGCTATCCACCCTCTACTCACTCAACGCCGCCCGTGTCGACTTCATCCCCTATCAATTCAGACCGGTGTTGCGGTTTATCCGGTCGGATCGTCCGCGCTTGCTCATTGCCGACGGCGTTGGTGTAGGTAAGACCATTGAAGCTGGCCTCATCCTGCGCGAGCTTCAGGCGCGGCGTGAGATACGTTCCGTGCTCATTGTCTGCCCGCGCCCGCTGGTGACTGAGAAAAAGTGGCAGAACGAAATGAAACGCTTCGAGGAGCGTTTTACCCATCTTGATGGCGCTACCTTGCGGTATTGCATTAACGAAATGGATCTGGATGGTGTCTGGCCGGAGCAACACCAGAAAAGCATCGTCCCGTACTCCCAGTTCGATGAAACACTCCTGTATGGCTCGGCTCCCGAAGGAAAGCGGAAGCGGAAAAAAGGCCTCCTGGACCTTGATCCGCCACCCCGCTTCGATCTGGTTATTGTCGACGAGGCTCACCACATTCGAAACCAGGACACATTCAGCCACAAGGCCGTGAAGTTTTTCTGCGATCATGCTGAAGCGGTAGTTTTCTTGACGGCCACCCCGATCCAGCTCGGCAGCAACGACCTCTTTGTTCTTCTGAATACGCTCCGCCCCGATCTCATCATCGATCAGGAGAGCTTCTCGCACATGGCTGAGCCGAACCCGTTTATCAATCAGGCGGTGTCGGCTATGCGGTCTCAAACGCCGGAATGGCAAAACCTGGCGATGGAAGCTCTCGATCAGGCGGCGTCCACGCCCTGGGGCCAGGCCATACTCAGGCACAATCCGGATTTTGGTCGGGTCCGCTCTGAACTCTTGGGAGGCGGGGTTACACACGAGGAACGCATAAGGATGATCTCCGACACGGAGGGGATGCACACCTTCGCTGGGATCATCAACAGAACCCGCCGCCGCGACATTGGGAATTTCACGGTCAGGAAGCCCGAGACGGTCGTCGTGCCATTCACTCCGGCTCAACAGCATTTGCATGACGAACTTTTGAGAATCCAGGCTGAAATATTCAGCCAGATTCACAATGGGGTTAACGTGAAGTTCATGATGACCACCATCAGGCGACAGGCGGCCAGTTGCCTCTTTGGTCTTGCCCCCTTTCTTGAGGAGATCCTCAATCGCCATCTCGATGAACTGTCCTGGGAAGAAGCGGATGACACCGGCGTCCCCGAGGACGAGGCCATCATTCCCATCCAAAGCCAAATCCAGAATCTGCTGAAGGCGGCTCGTACCCTTGAGGCAGGCGACCCCAAACTCGAAGCTTTACGCAACATCATCCGCGACAAGCAAAGCCTCCCGAACAACAAGGTCATGCTGTTCAGCAGCTTCCGGCATACCCTGAGCTATCTCTTCGACCATCTCAGCAAGGACGGTTTTCGCGTCGGGTTGGTCCATGGGGGGACGCCGGATGAGGACCGTGTCACGCTTCGCGCCCGTTTTGAGAAGCCGAAGGAGGATGAGGACTGTCTCGACCTGTTGCTGTTTTCCGAAATCGGCTGCGAAGGTCTCGATTATCAGTTCTGCGACTGCATCGTGAACTACGATCTTCCCTGGAATCCAATGCGGGTAGAACAGCGCATCGGCCGTATCGACAGAAACGGGCAGAAGAGCGAGAGCGTCGCCATCGTCAACTTGATCACGCCGGGAACCGTGGATGCGGATATCTACGAGCGGTGCCTGGTGCGCATCGGGGTCTTCAATAACGCCCTCGGAGGGAGCGAGGAAATACTCGGGGAAATCACTCGTGAGATCAAAAACATCGCGGAAAACTACGAGCTAAGTGAGGAGGAGCGCAAGGGAAAGCTCCAGCAACTATCCGACAACAAAATCCGGCTCATCCAGGAGCAGGAAGACCTGGAGCAGAAGCAGGCGGAGCTGTTTGGCATTCGCCTTCCCCAAGAGCAGATGAACCGCGAAATTGCCGACGCGGCGAGTTTCTGGCTATCACCGGCTTCACTCCGCAGGGTGGTGACCCTTTACCTGCAGCGCGTGTGCGGTAAAGACCAGGAGTTTATTCTGGGCGAGAAGCAGCTCAAAACCCTCCGGCTGGCCCAGGAATCCCGTGGCCACCTTTTAAGGGATTTTCAGCAGCTCCCCAGGCAGAACACTTCTGCTTACCGCGAATGGGAAAATTGGCTCAAGGGCGGGAGCCAGCATTTGGCCATCACATTCGAGTCTGATTGCGCCATGCAGCATCCCGAGGCCGCCTTCATCATGCCCCTTCATCCATTGGTCAAACAGGCGGCCCTGTCATTTGATACCAAACAACGGGTCATAACCAATCTGGAGGTAGTGTCGAACGAGATACCTATCGGGCGCTACGAATTCGCCATTTACCAGTGGCGCTTTCACGGCATCAGGGAGGACTTGGTGCTTAAGCCTATCGCCTCGAACGCCATGGTGACCATGCATCTTGGTCGCCTTTTGGAGAGTGCGGCGGATTGTCCTGGCGCTATGCCAGACGGCCTTGGGGCTTCAGTTTGGGACGACTTGGACGCCCAGCACTACAGCTTGTGGAACGACGCGAGAAGCAGACACCGGCAAAAGACCCAGGAACAGGCTGAATACCGGCGGGAGAGCCTATCCACCAGTCACCGAGCGCGAATCGCTCTTCTGGAAGAACAGCTTAGCCAAGCGACCAACGAGAAGATACAAAAAATGCGTCGGTCTCAAATTGCCGCCGCAGAGGCGGACTACGCAAGACGAATCCAAGAGCTGGACATCGCTTTGGAGAGAGCGGACATCGTCGCCGGTCCTGTTGCGTATGGTGTGCTGTTAGTTGAAGTTGGAGGCAAAAATGTTAAATAGCGCATTTGAGCATGTTACTCGCATCAGATGTGAAAAATACGGCTTAGATGAGCATGGGAATTTGAATGGGGTAAATCCTCTTGCCTCCGATCTTAGGGATTCAATTGATCATCTCGCGCAAGGGCTATATACCAGGAATGCACACTTCATATTTGAGTTGATTCAAAATGCCGAGGATAACGCATATGGTAATAAAATAGAACCCTCATTAACGTTCAGATTGCTTCGAGACGATCCAACTAAAACCCCTGGTGCGGATGGCGTAATAATAGTTGAGAATAATGAATTAGGTTTCTCTCCGGAAAACATCGATGCAATTTGTGCAGTCGGGAAATCTACAAAAAAGAAGCAAGAAGGTTTTATAGGTGAAAAAGGAATAGGTTTTAAATCGATATTCCGAGTAACATCTATTCCATTTTTATTTTCAAACGGCTATAGGATTTCATTGCCTAAAAATCATAAGGAAACGGGGCTCGGATTTATCGTTCCTGAATGGGTCGAAAACATTCCACAGATAATCGACACTTCAATAACCTCAATTGTATTACCTTTGGATCAGCCAGATTTCGGATACGATGTCATTAAGAAAATGCTCTGGGATATAGAGCCAGAAACGATTCTTTTTCTATCGAAACTAAAGGAAATAAAAATAGTCACAGATCACAGTGAAGGATTCACGGTGATTAAAGATGATAACTCCGAACCGAACATACAACTGCTAACAAATAAAAATGGGTATGATGAGATATTTGAATTCCTTTTATTCAAAAGAATCTTTGATAAACCGAAAGATATAAATCATGAAAAAAGAACTGATGTAAAAGAACGTGAAGTTTCTATTGCATTTCCTGTAGGCGAAAAGCCAAACAGTGCAGAGAAATTATTTGCTTACTTGCCTGTGCGCTACGATACTGGATTTCCGTTCATTATTAATGCCGATTTCATTCTTCCTAGCTCCCGGGAGGATATTCAGGATACGCCATGGAACCGTGAATGGCTGATGCCATGTGTAGGGGCGCTTGTTTCTATTTCCCTACCTATACTCAAAGACAGTAAACAACTATCTCTTTCCTTTCTCCATTCGCTTGCCAAATCTGTTTTGTTGCTAAATGAAAATAATATGTATTTTCCAATCGCCAAAGCTGTAAAAGAAGCTTTTACCACTCTGGAACTTATACCGGCCGATGATGGTTCGTTCGTTTCCGCCGGGAATGCCAAGCTGGCCAGTGCAGACTGGTTGAGAAAATTGCTTCGAGAGGAACAACTAAAGCTACTTTACAAAAAAGAACTGAAATGGGTTCATGGCGATATAACTGATAAAGGGCGACATGAGCTTTGGAAGTATTTTCGTGAAGAGCTAAAAGTCGATGAGCTGACGCCGGATGGATTTGCCCGAAGAATAGATTTAGCATTTCTATCTAATCAAAGTGATCAGTGGATAATCGACTTTTATACACAACTACCAAATCAAAAAGCACTGTGGAAAAAGGGATCAAGTAGCTATTGGGATGCCGACGGTCCACTTAGAAAAAAGCCATTCGTACGATTGCAAGATGGCTCACACGTAAGGCCATTTGATGATAACGAAAAACCGAATGCCTATTTGACTACGAAAACGCTTATTGACGCCCGACTGCCGACTGTAAAAACTGAGATTGCAAGCCATGATGAAGCACGCCGATTTCTGCTATCTGATTTGAAAGTTCCAGAATTCGATATCGTTGCCGAGGTTACCGAGCATGTGATCCCCAAATACACATCACCGAACCTTCCCAAAGCTGATGAGCATGAGCGGGATATTGAAAAAATTATAGAAGCTTTTCAAACCGACTCTCAAGAAAACCGAAAAAGACTGAAGGATGCCTTACAAGAGACGTCTTTCATTTTGTCACGATCATTAGTCTCCGGTGACGAGGCATATCGAAGACCGGATGCCTTGTATTTTCAGGATAGACCATTGGAAATTTATTTTTCAGAAAACTCTGAGGTTGGCTTTGTCAGCTCGATCTACCAGGAATCAGCGTTGGAGATTTTTGCCAATCTGGGAGTTTCTTCAGAAATACGCGTAAAATGCAAACCTTGGACTGGTTCACAAGATTACATCAAGCTTGATTATCAATCAGGATATAGGCGTGGGCTAAGGGGATTCGATCCTGATATTAGCGTAGAAGGACTATCACAGGCTCTTCTGAAGCCATCGATAGAGAAGAGCCAAATTATCTGGAATCAAATTTGTCTACCCTATAGTCGTTGTATCAAAGGCAAGATTTTAAGATCAAGCAGGCAGGACTTCTCTCCCAACGCAAGCACTTATAAAGAAGAGGAGTTTATATCTGAAGAATTCGGAAAATTATTGATTGACTCTTCATGGCTGCCAACTGAAAAAAATGGATTTAAAAAGCCAGCAGAAATTAGTCTCGAGGAACTTCCCGATCAATTCGAACGAGATGAAAAGCTGGCCGATTTTCTCGGAATGAGAAAAACAGAAAAACTTAAAGCCGCAGATGTCTTATCCGAAGGCAATCCTCGAAAAAAAGAATTGCTTGAGCGGATAGCCAATGCATCGGATGATGAGCTTGAAAGGTTTGAAAAACTCGTACCAAGAACAATTCCACCGACCCCTGCGCCGTCATTTAAAGAGGGACTTGCCAATATGAGCAGGCGTCAACATGGGAACTTTTCTTCCAAGACAGACTATAGTGAAGGGGAGCAAGACCACCCTGTAAGAAACCCTGAGCGTTATCAGAACAATCTTGATGATGCTGTCACTGACGGGGTTGAGGAACACACGACAATTCCTCATACTGTACAATTCTCTCCGGTACGCGATAAACCAGATAACAAAGAGGCTCGAGAATTTCTCTACGTTGAATACCATGGTCAGTGCCAGATTAAGGGCACGACCTTCCGAAAAGCGGCTGCTAATTCCGAAGGCATTCCAGAAAACTATTTTGAAGCTTGCAGTCTTTTACCATACAGCAATGCCTGTTATCTCAATGACGCAGGTAATATGCTCTGCGTTAGTGCCGACACTATGGCAAAGCTAAAATACGCCAGTTTTGAATGGCTGGATGACATTAAGGATATAATCGCTGAATTTGAGGACGGAGGCGGAAAAGCACAACGTATTGGAATAAAAATTAAACTAGCAGGTGAGGAGTGCGTTATTACATGGAGCCAGCGGCATTTTATGAGATTAATTTCCCTGTATAGACAAGCCTGACGGCAGCACCTCTATGCTCTCCCGTATATATCTGCCGAAGGAGCATGACGTTCAGTTTATAGCCCTTTTCTTTCTATGTGCCGCTGTGCAACGAGGAGTTTGTAAAGAGCGATGACGATGCGATGGCTGACATAGGAAACAAAGTTTTCAGTAAGGTGGATTGCGATGTCCCAATTACGCGCGGTGATCAGCAAACTAGCATTCGTTTCGTAGAGACACACCTTCACGATTTGAAGATCATTATGGATGAGGCGGAATGACTCTGGGGGGATCATGAAGTATCCGAAAAAGCACATATCAATTCGCGTGCCGTGGCACGATTCCGGATGGGATGGACGAGTCTGTGCCAATCCACGTCTTAACGGCGCGTGCCTCAAGCTCAAACGGATTGGGCAGGAGAGAAACGATATCGCCGAGGAAGCGGTCGCCGGTCAATCGCTTGCGGACTTGCCTCAAGAAAAATGGCCTTGTTGCGTGGCTGAGCGGGTCGCGTTCATGTCGCCATTCGAATACACGAGGGTCGCCAACCACCCATATAAGCACACATCCGAGGGGAGTCACGGACACTTCGCTCCTACCGATTTACGCCATCCCGCCTATTCCGCTCCTGCGGTCCCATTCGCTTGGATGTTGCGGGAATCGATGGATGAGCTCGGCGAAACATATGGTTTGGATGTGCGGCCGCAACGGGAGCCGGAATTAGGATTCTCCACACAGTGGATACAAGCCATAGAGAACCAGAAGGCCCTGTCAGATTGTTTTTGCGACCACATCAAGCAAGAAGAATCACTTTGTTTTTTTTACGCCAAGCAAGTTCCATTTGTCGAAGATGCGGGGGCAAGGAGAATCCTGGTCGGCGTAGGTCGGGTTTTGCATGTGTCCCCAGGAGTTGAATACCAATACTCGACCAGGGATCTGAAAGGAAAGCTGCGGTCCATGCTTTGGGAGCGTATGGTGCAGCACTCCATAAGGCCCGATTTCAAAGATGGTTTCTTGTTGCCTTACCATGCGGCACTGGAACTGGCTGCTGACAATCCCGACTTTGACCCTGCATCTATCGCCGCATTTTCACCAGATGACCGGCTTCTTGAATTTTCACACGCTTCACAGCTTGTAACCCACGACGCAGCAATCGCTTCCTTGCTGTCCTGCGCGGAATCTCTCAGGAAAGCTATTGGAGTTTTGCCTGGGCCATGGGCAAAATGTCTGACCTGGATTGACCACCGAGTCGGAGAGTTGTGGACGGCCAGAGGGCCGTGCCCAGGGCTCGCGTCGGCGCTTTGCGCGTTTGGCATTGACCTTGGGACGTTTATCGCTCGACAGATTTCTGACAATGTCGGAGAGAATGTCGATCCTTGGCCTATGGTCGATCAAGTTCTCCGAGACCCTCAAAATCACCTGCCTAAAGATCTGGCAAAAGGAATCGGGACAACCATTCAGGCTAAATGGAACCGACTTCCCGAAGAACGCCGCAATCTCCTAAAGCTGATAAGCCGATTTGAAATCAACAGAGAACAGGCGACGACGATATATGTCCAGGAAGAACGGAAAAAGGCGAATATTGACTGCTCGGATCTGTCCATATTGACCAATCCCTACTTGCTTTATGAGACGACCAGGCTGACATCGACGCCAATAAGTGTCTGGACCGTTGATCGTGGTGTTTTCCCTGACGAGACCATCCGGAAGAAACACCCTCTGCCTGAGCCAACCGCTTTGGACGCAGGAACAGACGCCCGCCGTGTGCGTGCTCTCAGCGTTAAAACCCTGGAGGATGCGGCTATCGCTGGCAATTCTCTGATGCCCCAGGACCAGGTTGTGCTCGCGATTCGGAACCTGGATATCAAGCCAGGGTGCGAAGTTGACGGAGATTTGATTAATGTCGCAAAGGACCAGTTTGAGGAAACCATAGTTGAAACGCCTCTGGCAGATGGTAGCCCTGCGTTGCAGCTTGCCCGTTTAGCCGAAATGGGTGATGTGATTCGCTCCGCAATCCAAAAACGTGTCAAAGGCAAGCGATTGGTTGTCGAGGCCGATTGGAAGACCCTTCTCGACAGTCATCTTGATGTTCACGGTGTGGGTAGTTCCGATGAACTCGAGGAAAAGGCTCGTGAAGAAAAGACGGCGGCACTTAAGGAGCTTGCTGAATCCCGCCTCAGCGTTCTTATCGGACCTGCAGGGACAGGGAAAACCACTCTTCTGTCGGTGCTGTGTTCTCATCCGCAGATATCGCAAGGTGACATTCTGCTTCTGGCTCCAACCGGGAAAGCGCGTGTCCGAATGGAGCAATCCACCAGCGCCCTCAAATTGAAGGGATTCACTGTCGCTCAGTTCCTCAGCCCCGACCGCTATGACGGCTCCACAGGTCGCTACAAGTTATCGGAAAAATCTGCCGAGGCCGGAGCTCGAACAGTCATAGTCGATGAAGCCTCGATGCTGACTGAGGAGATGTTGGCTGCACTTATTCAGGCACTCAAGGGTGTTCATCGTTTGATTCTGATTGGCGATCCCAGACAGCTTCCCCCGATTGGCGCAGGCCGTCCGTTTGTTGATGTGATCAAGCATCTCGCTCCCGACGGGATTATGGAAAAATTTCCACGAGTCGCTCCTGGATACGCCGAACTCACCATTCGCAGACGACAGGCCGGTGAAGAACGCGAAGATTTGCAGCTCGCTGAATGGTTCAGCGGATCGCCGATTGCTCCGGGTGAGGACGATGTCTTCGACAAAGTCGTCAAATCCGGAAAGAGCAAGCATGTCCGATTTGTTCAATGGGATTCCTCGGACGAACTTAGGGAAAATCTGGTCTCCGTTCTCGTTGATGAACTTGGTCTTAAAGGCCCGGATGACATTCTGAAGTTTGACGAGTCCTTGGGCGGGAAAGACTGGAATGGGATGCGATTTTTTAACTTCGGTTCAGCCGAACAGTCCGAGGGCTGGCAAATACTGTCACCCGTACGTTCAGGGGCGCACGGCGTTCCCGACATCAATCGTTTAATTCACAAACAGTTCAGGCAAGAGTTAATCGATGCATCCCGAGTCGCCAGATGGCGGAAATACCCCAAGCCGATGGGACCAGAAGAGATAGTCTATGGCGACAAGGTTATCAACTTGGCGAATACTGATCCTAAAATGCCATGGAACCGCCACCGGAAGGTCTATCCGGAAAAGGACAATCCATACATTGCAAACGGCGAGATTGGGATGGCCGTCGGTTTTTTTTGGAAAAAGGGTCTGCCAGATCTGCGTTGGAAACTCGAGGTTGAATTCTCCTCACAGCCGAACTTCAAATATGACTTCACGGCTAAGGATTTCGGAGAAGAAGCAAATCCGGTGCTGGAGCTGGCTTATGCGCTCACCGTGCATAAGTCTCAGGGCAGCGAGTTTGGCACCGTCATTCTGGTTCTGCCAAATCCGTGTCGACTGCTTTCCAGAGAGCTGCTTTACACGGCCCTGACTCGGCAGAAAAATCGAGTGGTTATTCTGCACCAAGGAGCCAGAGGCGATCTGCGCAAGTATTCATCAGACGACAGGTCGGAGACGGCCCGCAGACTGACAAATCTTTTTGAAGCGCCATCCCCGATTTATATTGACGGACGATTCTTCGAAGAAAATCTGATCCACAGAACAGCACGCGGTGAAATGGTTCGGTCAAAGTCTGAAGTGATCATCGCTGACAGACTTTCCGCCTTGAAGGTCGAGTACATGTATGAGCATCCTTTGACCATCGGCAGCGCCACAAAATATCCCGATTTCACGGTTGAGGATATCGAATCAGGCAGAACATTTTATTGGGAACACTGCGGCATGCTGCATGTTCCGAGTTACCGTAGGCGCTGGGAAGAGAAGCTCAATTGGTATAAAGACAACGGCATCCTGCCGCATGAAGAAGGAGAGGGTGAAAACGGCACGTTGATCGTCACAAGCGAATCAGCGCGTGGAGGGATTTCCTCTCAAGATATAGAAAGAGTTATCCGCACAGTCATATTGGACGAATCATGATGCCGGTGTGCTCAGACCAGAACTCCACAGCTTTGACCCGCGCCCAGGGATGCCTCCTTGGACAGCTCACCGGTGACGCTCTCGGCAGCCTGGTCGAGTTCCAGTCGCCGGAGGAGATCCGCCGCAGCTACCCGGCAGGCGTGCGGGAACTGGCCGATGGCGGCACATGGAACACCATTGCCGGTCAGCCAACCGATGACTCGGAGATGGCGCTGCTGCTGGCCCGGATGCTGGCTGAGCGTGGAGCCTATGATCCCGATGCCGCGCTTCATGCCTATCAATTCTGGCTCGACTCCGATCCCTTTGACTGCGGTATGACCATCGCCACTGGATTGCGGGGCCGTCCGAACCCCGACAGCCAGGCCAACGGAGCCATGATGCGGATCAGCCCTTTGGGTATTTTCGGGGCCAACCAACCATTGGAGACAGTGGGCGACTGGGCCAGGCAGGACGCCGCTCTGACGCATCCTAATCCGGTGTGCCTTCAGGCGAACTCGCTTTTCACCATGGCGATTGCCCATGCCATTGCATCTGGCTACGAGGCCGAAAAGCTCTACCAGGATATCAAAAAGTGGGCTGCCGACCTGGCAGTCGACCCCGCTCTCATGGACGCCATCCACGGAGCTGCCGAAGCTCCACCGGCTGACTACGTCCAGCAACAGGGCTGGGTGTTGATCGCATTCCGTAATGCCCTGTGGCAACTGCTCAATGCCCCGAACTTTGAAGCAGGCGTCGTCGATACGGTCATGCGTGGTGGCGACACCGATACCAACGCAGCCATTTGTGGGGCGCTACTGGGCGCGGTGTACGGCTTGGACGCCATACCCGCCCAATGGGTCGAGCGGGTCCTGAACTGCCGCCCCAAGGCAGGACATCCAGGCGTCAACCGCCCGCGATCAGAGTGCTTCTGGCCGGTGGATGCTTTGGAACTGGCAGATCGCTTAATTCAGGATTGACGGCACTGACTACGGAGTTGTTCATGAGCTTATTCACCGACAAAGAGGTTAAGGCACTCGACGAACTATTCCACGAAGTTGGCGTATATCGGCACAGTAAGGATTTGAAGGAGCTATTCGACTTCATTAAGAAATTTCCGAAGATAGCGCCATTTAATGCTTTCCTGCTCCATATCCAAAAGCCAGGCAGTCAGTATGTGGCTTCTGCCTCAGAATGGAGGGAGCAATTCAACCGTACCATCAAGCCCGGTGCTCGCCCACTCGTAATCTTGTGGCCGTTTGCGCCCGTGCGCTTCGTTTTTGAGCTGGAAGATACCGACGGCAAAGATCCGTTTCCAGAGGCGTTACTCAAGCCATTTCAAACTAATGGAACCCTTGCAAAGCCTGCCTTGAATCGCCTGATTAGAAATCTCCCTCGTGATGGCGTTTCGTACCATGAAGCGGACCACGGCACGGGAAGCGCTGGCTTTATCGAGGTAGCGAAAGGGCATGGGACCCAAGATGCGGGAAAGAAAAAGGCTAAGGTGCTGTACCACCTAGTGGTAAACCAAAACCACTCGAAAGAAGAAAAATTCGCAACGATTGCCCACGAACTAGGCCATCTCTATTGCGGCCACCTCGGAACGCCAAATGAAAACTGGTGGCCAGATCGCCGTAAGGAGCACATCAATATTCGAGAGTTCGAGGCCGAAAGCGTTGCCTGGCTTGTATGTGAGCGGGCTGGGATCAAAAATCCGTCGGCAGAATACCTCAGCGGATACCTGAATGAAAACGCTCAGATCCCCCACGTTAGTCTGGAAAATGTTCTGAAGGCTGCCGGAATGATAGAGGCCATGACCTTGAGAGGCCTTTCACTGCGCAAGGAGGTTGTTGTCTGATGTTGGCTGGCACCTTAATTCGATTCCCGTTTTGGGAACCGAACCGGCGTCCGAAAACCGGATTCGAAGTTGTTGCGGTTCTGCGCCAGGTATCCGGTTTTACTGCAAACCCGTCACCCTCGTCCGGTGCCGGGAAATCATGGGAGAAATTCGTTTCTCTGGTCGGGTTGTCGGGAAGTGGTTGTGTGAGATGACTTCGGCGTTTATTATCAAGGAGTTACGAGGAGCGCTGGCTTTGAGGCTGTTTTGCGCCAGGTCGACGCA